AGATTGCGCACCTGCATTCCAGCTTGCTGCTGCTGCTGGATGCGCAGTTTGTCGGCGCTGTCAGTCTTCGGAGCCTCTGCCTGAACGCCCAGAACGTCCGCGTAGGGACCCATCTCCGTACCGGAGGAGGATGGCTGGCCGCCAGGATTCGGGAATGATTGCGGGCTGGTCATTGCGATTACTTGCGAACCGCCTTCCGCGCCGACTTCATCGGCGTGGTCAGCTTGGCCTTCCCGGACGCTTTGGTGGGCTTCTTTCCGTAATGTGCGTACTGGTTAGCCATTTGAATCTCCTTTTTTAGTGGGGCAGCCTTCAACGGGCCTGCCCCGCGTGTACCCTGACTTTGCGAGGGGAACCTTGCGGTTCGATCTACGCGGAGTCAGGATGGATTACTTCTTGCCGCGCTTTTTCCCGCCGTGCTTTTTCCGGCGCATCGAAACCTGCTCGTAAGTGCTGAACATTTCGGTGTCTTTTCCTTTCTCCGCAAATAAAAAAACGGCTCCACCGGGGGTTACCCGATAGCGCCGTCCAATTTCGCGGTACGCTCTTTTTCTACTTGAGATTAGACTCTTTTTTGCATAGCCTTGTCAAGTGGAGGTCAGTCCACTCGCAGTGGCGGTTTATCCGCCGGCAGTTTTTCAATCCATTTGTGCGTCCCGCTCGGCGAGCCTTGACTGGTGTTTATGCGCCATTCCCCATTCCGCTTTTCACGCGCGACGACCTTGATCGCAGCCGCCAGCTTCGCGTTGGGAACCGTGACCGTCTTCTCATCCGTCATCGGCTCGTTACGGTCGTAGATCGCGTCCCTTGATCTTTTTGTTTGACCTGCGGCGGCTTGGCATTCGTGGGAGGACGCCCGCGCCCTTGACCCTGCGGTGAGCCGATTTGCAGATCCTCGGCGAGCGCGTGCTTCATTTCCTGCTCCACCATGAACTTGTCGGGCTCGCTGATGGCGGGTTCGCCGTCTCGCATCTCGGGCAGATCGCCCATATTCAATCCAAGCCCCGTTCCGATGGTGTGATCGCTCACCATGATACCGGCCTTCTTGGCCTGGAGCAGTGTCAGGTTCCGGCCAATACGCGATACCTGGGCCTGCGAGTACGGCTCGATGTCGTAGCTCAACTGCTCGATCATCCACCGCGCCCGCTCCCATTTGCTGTAAATCGAGTCCTGCTGAGGGTCCTCGTGCGGGAGATGCGAGGGAATCAGTTCACCTGGGCTGAAGTCGAACATCTGCTTCACGGCGCCATCCTGACCAAGTTCCTGGAATACCTTCCCGGAGGTCCAAAATTGAATCGCCATCGGGTAGAACAGTTCATCGAACTGCTGGCAGGCGATTTCACCGCCGCGCGAAATATCCTGAACCACCGGACCAGCCTGTTCGAGGATCTTTTCAATCGAATCTGCGCTCGGCACCTGCTTGGCCTTGGCGACCGCCATCAGATCCTTCACTATCGACATTTCATCGATCTCGTTCTTCAGCAGTCCCAGGACCTGAATGATCCACTGTGGAACGTCCCAGAACGCCACAGGCAGCAGCGGCTGAACCGGATCGCCCATTCCCAGAGCCGCCTGGACCGTCTGCCCTGGGATGCGCGTGTTGATGCGCGCCATCGCGGTCGGGTCCATAACGTTGGGATCGTACTTCAACGGCGGTTGCAGGCGCACTAGAACGCTGTCCACCACGGCCCGCCACATCTGGTTCTCGGCCTTCTGAATCCTCCAGGTATCGTGAATGATCGAAGTGCCGAGAAAATCCCACGGATAATCGTCGAAGCGCAACTGGACGCGCGGGACGCGGCCGTGCAGATAAGGCGATGTTCCGTCCTTCAAGATGCAGGTGTCCGTCCAGATCGCCCGCCGGCGCAGCGGGAACAGGCGGCAGTCCTCTTCGGCCGCGCGCTTCATCACCATGCGCCCCTGCGAGTCCCGGTACCCGGTCGGGATGTCCTGCCCAAGATACGGGACTCTGTACTCCCAGCTTGTGCCGGGGTCGCCCATCGGGATCACCTTGCCGGTGTTGTTGATGCTCATGTCCATGATGTAGGTCGTGTAGACATCCACCATGGGCATTTCTTTTCCAACCGACCGCTGAGGCGTATCGAGCACTCCGACGACACCATTAGACTGCGAAGACGATCGCTTGAGCTTGTCCCACGTCCGCGCCATCCAGCCGGGGAAAGATCGCGAAGGTTCGATCAAATGCTGAAAGGCCGGGTAATTCGCCACGACCAGATGCAGCGGAACCTCTTCCGGGATCGTAACCGCGTAGGCTTTCTGAATGTCGTTGTCTTCGGTAATCATCACCGGCATCACCGACGATGGGCCTCCGACCTTGCAGGAAATCTCGCCGCGCCCGTATCCGTAGAAATTAGGGTCCCACCACGGTTCCAGATATCCCGTTCCCAACCCGGAAGCATACTGGCAAGCTTCCCGGTACTTTCGATCCTGAGCGGTCTTGCGCCACCAGATCTTCTTCATCTGGTTCAGCCGCCAGATGGAATTCTGCGCCGCCTGGTTGTGCGTCACCGCTTCCCCGGTCGGCCTCAGGTTCGAGATGGTCGCCACTAGATCCCGGAAATTGCGCTTGATGCGGTTGATCGAAACTGTCGAGTATCCCGATACCTTGAGCGGGGTCGTGTCAAAGCTCAGGATGTCGTAGGCCCTGGGGATCTCCTGCCAGGCCGCCTGCGATTCGAGGAACGCCTTGCCGGTGTCGCGCAGCTCCTTCAGGCGCCCGAGAGTCAGCTCCTGGATGCCCTTTGCTCCCGCGAGCTGCTCCAGATACGACGGGATCTTGTACTCGCTCAGCCCCGGCATCTACTAGACCTCCTGAATTTTCTCTAACCCCTTGGCTAGATGATTGCGGGGATGCTTGCCGCGGTCCCATTTCACCACTACCCTCGTTGGGGTAATCTTCTTAATGGTCCCATCCCCCAGTGCGTCTCGATATTCCTGGCGTCCCTCGGATAGGCGAACACGATCCCCGACAATGGCCTCGCCGTGGTTCACAGTCGTTTACTTCCGCATCCGCCCGCCATCCCGGTTCCTGCCGTCTTCGCGGTTGCTGGCGTCACGCGACAGCGCATCAAAGAAAAAGGCTCCCTGGTACTTCTCTCGCGGCCTATTGTCATTCTCGCGCATCGCGAACCTTGCGAAATCCCGCTGCGACTCGCGCATGGGAGGAACGAATCTTCTTTCCCCGTCCTTCCCGATGATGTAGCCGCCCTGCTGCATGACCTGCCGAAGCTCCGCGCGGTTGTGCCTGGTCACGATCTCGCTCTGCATTTCCTTGCCAATCCGGGCTCGCTCCCACTTCTCGCGATGCTCCCGGTCGATCTCGCGCTCCACCTGCCGCTTCTGCCATGTTTCCCGAAGCTCTATCCTCTCACATCCCTCCGGGATAAGCGCATCCTTCTGACCTGGAAGACCATAGGTCCCGTCCGGGCGCTTGTACACCACCAGCGTTTCGAGATAGTCCCGTGGTGAAAAAGCCACGTAAATGCGTGGTGATTCTGCACCACACTCCGGGCACGGCTGCGGTTTTTCGCAGTCGTCCATCTTGGCGAACTTCTCGAACCGACCGTGTTCCTGGCAGTCAAAGTCGTAAAGAATTGGCATCAGCCTTCGTCCTCCCAGCTCGCGCCCATTGCTCCCGGATGAACACCCACGGCTGCGCCCGCGAACGCCTCCCTGAGCGTCGGCGCGCCGCCATTCGCTAGTTGCTGCGGGCTCACGGTCGGAGGCGCGTAATCGTCTCCACCGAGTACTTCACGATACATGGGCGACGCCTCCTGCTCCCGCTGCTTCCGCAAATAGCTGATCGACTGCGCTTTACCGCTGATCTCCATTATGTGCAGCGACACCCAGATTATGCCCAGGGCCATGTAGCGATCGTCGTGCTGGCCGGATTCGGCGCGCGCCGCCTGCATCCCTTCGTCTCTGTGTAGCGCCTGCATTTCTTCAACGAACCGGGGTGAGTTGATATCGATCTCGCCGTCTCGCAGGGCCTTAATCGTGTAATCGATCACCATCGCGCGGCTCCAGCGATTCGTAACGAAACCCAGCCGCGTAGCGGTCGAAGGGTCGATCTTCTTTCGATCCGTCCGCACCCAGTTGTGGAAGTTCGCCCAGCCCCGCTTTCGCAGTTCGAGCTGCGTAATTTCGCCGTTGAAATTGACCTCAATCGCCATTCTCGGCTGTTGATGACTCGCGCCCTGGTAAAACAACCCAACACAGTGACAAATGGACACGAAATCGGCCGCATTTATATACTCGCTGGCAAATTCGCACACCTGAATATCGTTGTGCTCGAATGTTCCTTTACACAGTCCTTCGAGTACGGTGCGATCCTGGCCCACTCCGTCTCCCGTATCCACTCCGAAGCCGTAGGTTTCTCCGTATCGCGGCCACTGGAATACCATCAATTTCCCGGTCGGGTCGCCCGTCTGCCAACCGGGCCACTTGAGCGGCACCATCTGATACGGCCCCACGTCGATTATTTTCCTGGTGGTGTCGCGATCATGCTCGTCGGCTTGTAATCGGGCCGGCAAAAGATGGATCGGCCCGCGGAATCCGAATACCCCTAGCGGCTCCTGGCAGTGCGTGTTGTAGGAGGAAAGCGTATCCACGTCGAACACGCTCTCGCCCGATGCGATGAACGATTCGAGATCGTCCGATGCAAATTCCCGAAGGAAGCGCGCCGTGTCTTTCTTTGAGGCGTAGTCTTCCTTGGTGATCTGCCAGAACCACATCTGCTCAAGCGGCATCTCCCAGTTCTCGGGATAGTGTCGTCGCAGCAGCTTGTCGGCCCGCACGAACTTTTTAGCGCGGCTTGCGTGTCCGATCGTCTCGCCGTTGGGATGCCAGCCCCGTTCCTTGAGTTTTAGCCGGACGGCCTCGTGGACCGCTGCCGGGTCCTCCGTGCTCATCTCCAGCTTGAAGGATCTTTTGAGCTGCGTCGGAGTCGGATAGAAGTTGAACGCCACAAACCACGGCAGGAACCCCGGCCTGAACTTGGCTTCGCCCTGCCAGTAGTGGCTCTTGCAGCGATTCCAGGTCTTGTACCACCAGCCGTAAGGCCCTTCACCGGTAGACTCCAGGATCACGATCTTGCTGGGATCTTCGTGAACCGCAGGCACCAGACCGGCGTCGATTAAGTCTTCTGCATTCAAATACGAAGCGACCTCCGAGAGGTGGACGCAATCTGGGGTATTTCCGCGCCCGATGTCGTATTTCTGGGCGCCGTGCTGAACAATCAGCTTCGAATTGAGTTCCCCGAACTCCATGCGGGTTCCCATCCGGTCCCGCGTCATCTCAGGCTTGAGCCAGTAGGGAATCCAGTCGTAAAGCTGCTTGTACTTGTCCACCATGTCCTTCGACCGCTCTTTGTCGGAGGAACCCGTCAAGGCGATGACATTGGGGAAGAACAGGGTCCGGTGCCCGATCACAACCTGGGAGTCCGTGGTGATTCCGCACTGGCGGCCCTTCAGCCACATCATCATGATCGCCCAGCCCATGTCTTCGAGCTCTGAGCGCGCGTCGTTCACCACGAGCTGCGCGATGTTCGGCGAATAGTGAATCACTTCGCTTTTGGCTAAGATCTTGGCGTAGCGCGTCGCAAAGTACAAGTAATCGACCTGGCTCAGGTACTTCTCGTTCTCAATCCACTTGACCTCTTCCCGGGTAAAGAGCATTCGGGGAGTACTTGGGGTGTAGGGCGGCTCACCGTACTGTTCCTTGTACCGCTGAAGCTTGTCGTCAAAGTGCGCGGCCGCTTCGTCGCAGGCTTCGACGGAATGGTAGACCAGCTCGTAGCCGAGGTCTTCTTCCGCGACCTTCAGCCCTAACTCTACGCTCTTGCGGCTGTACATGAGCCCAGTTTAGCTGCTCTCAACCTTGGCAGGAATAGCCCGAAGCTTCGCGGCCATGTTCCTGATCCCGGTTTCAAATGATGGCAGTTCGATTCCGGCCGATTCCGCAAAGGATTCGGACTTGGCGACCGCGTTGTTCTGGTTGGTCACCGAAACATTCACCCCGCCGCCGCGCTTCTTTGCGCCCGCCACTTCCATGAACAGGCTCCGGTCGTTGTGCCCGAAGGCGGGCATCGAGGCGCTTTCGGCCATCGCCAGGGCCACTTCATGCGCCCGCCCTGCGATCACCGCGCCAATCTGGATCTGGGCCACGTCGAAGTGATACCGGTGCAGGACGCGCGCGCAAGCCCCAAAGACGACGGATCTGTTCACCCCGGCGCGCTCGCAGACCAGATCGAGAGACGGCGTATCGCCCTTTCCAGGGATATGAGTCTTTCCCTTGAAGACCTTGTCGGCGACCTTGATGAACTTCACCATGTCATCTTCCCCGCGAAGAAGTTCTACCATGCGCCGCCGGGAGTCTGCGACCGATTCCAAATCCGTCTTGATGAGCTTCACCAGGCCGTCGATCGATCCATCGAACGTCGCCGGAGGCGGGGGAAGCATCACCTCCTTGTGTTCGGGGATTTTCTGGATTTCCTTCGGTTTGCGCTTCATGCGATTCCTTGGCGCTTCAGAATCCTCAGCACCGTTCCAGGGTTCCAGTTTTCCTTCTGGTACCGGGTCATGAAGCCGTGCCGCTCCATTCCCTCCGCGATCAGCCGGAAGGAAATTCCCTTCTTTCTCTGTTGGATCATGAACTCCAGCGCCTCTTTTTCCTTCGGGTAGTTCGGATGTTCGGCGAACGGAATCATTCCCTCCCGCCCTTTGTACTTGGCGCGGGCCTCGCGCATCCGCGCCATCGCCATGCGATTGCCTTCCCGGAGCGTGATGTTCACCACCTCATCGACCAGCTTGTTCACTTTGTCGGTGAGCTGCTTTCGAAGTTCGTCCACGAATTCGATGTTGCCACATCCCGCAACGATGTGCAACACTGTCGCTATGAGATTCCTTAGCTTCCTGTTGATTCTAGTGAGCCTCTTGGCTCAGGACAAACCCAAAGAGACTCCCGAAAAGGCTCCAAAAATCTCGACCGAGCAGCGCGCGGTATTCTGGAGAGCCCAGGCTGAGTTCAGCAATGCCCAGGCCCAGGCCGCCGTCGCCAAGGCAAAACTCGATGCGGCGATCGAAGACATCCGCAAAACCTGTGACGCCATCCCGCAATTCGGGCCGGACGGAGAACCGCAATGCCCATCGTCCGCAGTAAAACCCGCCACTCCTCCGCCGGTGAAGTAGTGGCGTCGCTCGGAAACAAGAGCTTCCAGGGACACGGCCTCCACCCGGAGGTCGCCCGGAGACTCGATGATCTGGTCAAGGGGATATCCTCCAACTCGACGCAGATCGATGCGCTCCAGGAAAGCGCCGTTACACCCGCGCAGGTTCAAGAAACCGCCGCGGCCGCCGCCAATTCCGCAGTATCGAGCGCGCTCCTGGCCAGTGGTCCGGGTCCTGGAACCTATACGATTGGAGCCAAACTCACGCCCGGCGGGAAGAATGGGACCATCACGATCGACTCGCAGGGGCGGATCACGCAGATCCAGCAAGCCTCTTAGCTTGGCCCAATGAAACCGTCGAAATTGGTGCCCATAGTTTACGGCACCCCCACCACTTGCATCAAGCTCGACGTAATGAGTCCAGCCGCGTTCTTGCGATCCACGATGTAGTACATCTCGTGCTGCGAGAGCCCAGGGATGTCGATCTCGCAGGTAGTCGAGCATGCCGTCCACGTTTGCGTTTCGCTCAGGTATGCGAATGGCGCCGATCCAGGTTGCGGCGGAAGCGCTCCGGTCGATGTAGCCGTCGCGCATACTTCCTGCCGAGACGTGCAGTAGAGGCTTGGGTTATAGCCGAATCTGATCCGGAACGATACGCCGCTGACACCACCGAGCTTAACCGGAACCGCAACGAAGGTCGAGCGATTAACGGAGTCCGTAGCTGGCCATGGCGGTAGCTGAATCGCTACGATGTCCTTGCGCACACCCTCTTTCCAGAAGACGTTGCCCAATATCCACGTGCCGTCCACCATTCCGTGCCAGTTCCAGTAGTTTGGAGTTACCCCTGGACCATTAAAAGCGTAACCGAGAGTCTGCCATAGATTTGCATTCGGGTCATTTTGGCCCCATTGATATCGAGTTGCTTGTGCCGTGTAATTTGGAGCTGACGCGAGGCATGGGGCATTGCGGTCAGGCGCGGCACCATAGCAAATCCCGCCCGTGTCCGCGTTCGGCACGACCACATAACGATTCCCGGCAGATGATCCACTGCGACATTCCCCCGCGTTATAGGCGTAGCAGAACGTATACGGATTAGAATCAGAGATTGACGACGACGGCCCACTGATATCTGTGAGTAGAAATCGTCCAGCCCAGCCCTGCCACGTGAGTTGTTTTGGATATGCCGTGTCAAGGCATGCCCCTCCTGAGCTAGCGGAAGGGCAGGTGATTTGATAAGTATTGGTTTGTCCAGAAACAAGTGTCAGCGTGTGATACCAGAGCTGAATATCGAAACTCCCGCCACCCGCGCCGCCCCATGGCCTGCCATCATAGGCAAGACTCGGTGGCGTAGCGAGATACGCCTGACCTCCGGGGTGAGACTGTATGGCCGTGCCAATGCTGGTCCCGAATGCATTCGTTACGATTCCAGCAAACGGATATACCATATTCATACCGTAGGTATAGTCGCTACTGATGACGGTCGGTAGAGAGCCATGGCGCGCACCATAAGAATTGTAATTGTTGTATCCACCTGAGATCGGCCCAGCAAAATAAGCCCCAAACTGAATTAAGTTTGTGCCGGTATTGTCTGATTGCCCAATGAAGGTGTGGCCCGTATCGAGGTTAGAGGGATCGCTGTAAATAGACGTTGGAGCGCTCTTTTGGACCCAGTAAATAATGCCATCACACTGTGCCGTGGCCTGCAAGTTAGGAGTCCAGCCATTGCTGTGTGCAGTCGGAGCAGATGCGCAAAGCTGGTTCACCCCGCGCGCGATGACGAGAGTAATTGAAGAGCACCCAGAACCAGATTTTGCCGCGACTAGGAATTGCTCTCCATATAAACCGTTAGCTCCGTCCAGAAGATAATCTCCAGGTTGAATCGTCTGTAGTTGTGCAGCACCAGCGACACATGCGCTCGGCCATTGCGCTTGGTCCCCGCTGCTAATGTTCCAACTAGCGAACGTCCCTGAGCCATTTACGCTAGTAACGTTGATTGCGAGCGTAGTTCCCGAATAACTAGTTACGGTGCCATCCATCCAATCTAGGCCATTAGAGGCGTAAGCGGCGATAATCGGATCGCCAGCGACAAAGCTCTTGCCAGAGGCTACCGTGAACGTCTGCGAGCCGGTTCCAATCGTAATTGACGTTGTAGAAGTAGTAACATATCCGCTTCCGAAAGTACCGGGCGTAGCGTTCTGCGGCTCATACGGAATCACCATCTGAATGCAGTTATTCCCAGCAGCGCCAAGAGCATAATACGGACTCGACATTGAGATGCCGAGAGTCTGACAATTCTGGGTTGTCGGATCGGTGGAAACATTACCAGTCAAAACTGTAGTTGATGTCTCTCCGGTGATCGATGTGATCGACGGTGAATATTGTCCTATCCCGACCTGTGTTGCGGAATTTAACGGAGTTGTAAAGAAATGTGCCCATCCACCCGAAGTATCAGATGAAAATCCCCCATGCGCTCCCGTCCATCGCATCGGGTAGGTGGACCATGTGTTCATGCAGGCGACAATCTGGGACCCGGCCGACCGTGTGATATCAGCCCAACATCCATATGCAAGACCATTTTGAGTCTGTGCCTTAACCGTAAAGGCTATGTAGTTTCCGCTAAGATTATTTATCGAAACGCTATTGAAGTACTTCGGATTGAATCCGGAAACGATATTTGCCACCTGCTGTAAGATAGTCGTGCCGGATGTTGTATTGGTGCAGGTAGTTCCTGGACCGGAGGTTGTATAGGAAAGCGTGGTATAGTAGTTCGGCACGATAGCCGCGTAATTGTAACTGCTCGCATTGTACGTACAGGAATATAAATTACCATCCGCCCCATAAGCCCACCAATTATTTGGGTTGCTCGGGTTAAACATCCCCGTCGCCGTTACTTGATAGTTATTCCCATATGCTATGAGCCTTGACTCTCCTGTCTGTGGAATAAATAGCCAGACTCCAGGGTTTCCGTATGAATCGGTAAGGGAGCACATTCGGCCTTGTTCGGCTGGGATCAGCGCAGTCACACCATCCGCCTGATAATTTACTGTCACCGTGGTAACCGAGCAGAAATTCGCCGTGCCGTCGTCACCAACGTCGAAGCCAGCAGACCCAGCGAATAAGTAAGTCATGTTCTGGAGATCCGCCGTCCCTGAACCGGAGTTCCAGACTAATACTCCAAAGTTGGTCATGGCGAATGCGGTCGAGCCCATTGTCGCGCCTGTGGTATGGGCATAGCCCGTTGCGGTACATCCGCTGAAGGTTGAGCCGCTAAGCGTACTGCAATACACTGTCTCCGGGGATGAATCCTGAAACGAAACAGAGTATGCGCCGCCAACCGGAGGATCAACGTCCATAACCCGAATGAATCCCGTAGCGGAAGATACAACAAAAGTCGTCACGCCACTCGATATAGATCCATTCAGAGTGGTTGAGAAGCCTGTATATGAGCCGAGATTTTGGTTAAGCGTTAATGTAGTATTATTTATTAATGCAGAGATCGTACACTCATTATTTGTGCATGTCGGGGATGACCCAGCGATGAAAATATGGTCCCCCGATACTGTCGATAGGGGGAAGAAAGTCGAGGCTCCTCCGAGATTCGAAACGAGAGTGACCGTCGTGCCGCTGATCGAAACCGTGCCGCTAAAATTGGTTAACTCCTCGGCTGTTATCTTCGGGTTCCCCCATGGACCGAACGGTGGCTGATAGGTGAACTGACCCGAGGTCGGAGTGGTTCCACCTGGCGATCCGGTAGGTGTCGGTGGAATTACGACTGCGGCGGCTGACCCAGAGCCATTGGGCAATGCTACAGAAAGATTATTGCCGACGCAAACCCGATTTACCGCGAGACATGTCGAGATTTGGCCGCCAGCACCCGACGCATATGCCGACCCGAACTTGATTTGCAAATCGTCCGTGGAGCCGTTCGTGGCGAATCCAGGACGAATGATCTGATCAAGTGGAATAAAAAGGGCATTGGCCGATCCAGTTGAAGATGTACTCGCATATCCGGATGATCCAAGAATATTCGCTGGATTCGTCCATGCCGAAGCAATATCCGTTACAAGTCTAGCTGACGACACCGTACTATAATAGCCAACGCCAGGGCTGCTCTGTCCCGGACCCGTGACTCGCTTAATCATCATTCCAGTAATCGGATCGATATACTGATCTCCCTGATTTGTCCAGTCGAAGGCGGGCCACGGATAATTACCCCAATTCGTGGAGTTCGCTGGAGTAAGCCACGCGGAACTATTCCCGAGCGCCGGTATTCCGGTCGTGAAATTGATCGATCCGGAATCCGATCCGGCCGTCAGTGTCAACGTATGAAGCGTTGCCACTTGAAGCGCCCAGTTCGCTCCCAGCACAAGAGTCTTGCAGCCATTCGGCCCAATGATGGTACTCGCTCGATCCGTGTCGATATTGCTGTTCGAAAAGATACTCGTGTTGATGTCGTTCGGCGTGTATGTCGTAAGCTGCCCGGTCGGGGACGCCGTGAGCGTAATCGTCACGGCCGACGCCTCGCAGTACTGGAACGCCACCTGCGTCGGCGTCTTCGAGTTTCTGACCTCGGTGATCGTGATCGTGGCGGCTTGCACAACCACACAGCACGCCGCAAGTAATATAAGTGATTTCATTTTTGAACTAATAAATCAGCGCCGCGTTCATTATATTCAAATTACCGGCCGCATTCGAACCCACGGAGTTATTCCTGGAAAACCGCTAATCCCAACCGAAGAAAGTTTTCGCATGATCCGATTTCAAAGAGTTAAAACGGCCTTCAATATGTAGTCGTAATGGGCGTTCGAATCCGTCCGGTTGATGAAGATCTGAAGGATATTCCCCGCCGAGCATCCGGACATCGTGAGGGTGCTAAGGGTGAGCTGCTGGAATTCGTTCGTAGCGGCGGCGGCGAGCGTTTGCGCCGTGTTCAGTGATGGTGTCTGCGGAGTACCCCCAGTTCCAGCGCTGCATCCAGTCTGGACAGTGAAGGTATCGGCCGAGGCAGCACTGATGGAGACGTAAAGATCGAATCTGGCACCGCTGGTCCATCCGATAGGCACCGTGGTAGTTAAATATGCGCCACTGTTGGTCCCGCCATAGGAGGGCTGAATAACCCCTAAGTAAAGCGTAGTTCCACCGAACTCCACACACCCAAAGCTCGCTCCATTAGTAACCGCTCCGCTCCATCCAGAACCGACGTATACCGTTCCAGTCGATGTGCAGGCCGCCGCTGGGTAATCTCGTGTGACCGCCTGATAAGATGACCCACCGCCAAGTGTCCCCCACGTCGGTGTCCCCGTCGCGCATCCCCCCGATGTCTGACACACAGAGGCCACCCAAGTAGAAGGCGTCGTGTTGTAGTATATGCTGCCCTGTACGCTTCCGGGCACCGTGGTCGGCGCGCCGGAGCCGATGAAATAAGTCGTCACGATGGTACCGTCGATGGTGCAATTCACCACGCCGCCAGTACCGCCGGTGCAGATCAGCCCCGAGGTGCCGTTGGTCGGTGCCGTGGCATAAACCGATCGTTGATCCTCGCAACCGATCGTGAACGAGGTCGATGAATAGCAGTTCGAGAACGAATCGAAGGTGTTCGCCGATCCGTTGCCGCCCGTGAAAATGGCAATGGGTGTGACTCCAGACGGGAAGCCAATGAGGGAGCTTGCCCCGAGCGCTCCGCCAAGCGAACCGGAAACGGCAATATCCGACAAGCTGCCGGTCGTTCCGCTCGTTCCGATCTTCATCGATGGCACAGTGGAATCCCAGTAGACATAGAATTTCGTCGCTGATGGCGCGCAGCCTGTGGAGCATGTGAAGACCACCGTTCCACCAACCGTGTCTCGATAGTTGTTCGCTCCGAGAACGGTCCCTTGCGTGGGACACGTCATCGTCACCACGGTCCCAGATGTATGAACCAGAATACAGTCGTTGAGTTGGTAAGCCGAACCGACACCTCCGGCAATTGTTAACCACGTAGAACCATTGGAATAACAGAGAGCCGTGGTCGATCCGCCGCCCGTGCCGCAATTCGGATTTGCGTCGGTGACCCCATAATATTGACCTGACGTTGAGGCCGCGGATGGCAGGGCTGAAACCGTCACCGTAGGGATCTGGGGGCCGGACGTGAACAGCGTACCCTGGCCCCAGCAGGCGACAGCAATCAGAAACAGAATGATTTTTCGCATTAGTACCAGCTCCCCGCTGGGCCGGAGCAGTTGAGTGTCAGCTTGGCGTTGTTCGAGAGATTGTAAGTCGCGGGTATATTCCCGCCTCCGCCCACCATGATTGCTCCCGCTCCCAGCGTGTTCACTAGCGTGACCGTCTGCCAGATACTCAGGCATGGGCTGATCGTGGTGACGGTTCCCGTCGATCCTAACGCCACTACCGGCGCCCCGAGCCACGTCGTCAACGTCCCGCCCGATTCCGTAATCGAAGGCCAGGGCGAAGTATTTATCCTGATGGCGTCGATTCTCCAGTTCTGCGCGACACTGGTAACTACGATTGGCGGCGTGGCCGTACCCAGTCCCGAGTTGTCTGAAAACTCTGCATTTACAAGGGTCCACCAGATCGCTTGATGCGCCGTCGAAACCTGATGTATCCCGTACAGCGCCATGTGGTCGCAATAGACCTGGGTCAGCATGACCTCGTTGACTGCATTCGAGGTCGCATCTCCCACGATGCACGATTCCACCACGCCCGCGTCGTGCATCCAGTTATCGATCTGGGTGCCGGTCGCATACGCCATGTACAGCGACGCACTTCCCGCGGCGTATGTGCCCGTGGTTTTGTCTGTGCTCGTGTGGACATGCGAAAAATGCGCGTCTGCGGCAAGGTAGACTCCCCGGTAGGCAAACCAGATATCGATCCAATCCCCTTTGCAGTTGTACGATTCGCAGTCGATGCCGACGTAAGCCGATCTGGTTCCGTTGACTCCGATCGACACATTTTGCACATTGAATCCGTCTTGAGACGAACTGGCGTAGAACATCGCGCCCGACGTCATATCCCCGGAATTCGGATAGATGCTGAAATTTGAGAACGTTGGGCTGATATCGCCGCCATCCGCCGTTACCGTAACGACGTTACCGGAGTTGAAGTACAACTTGATCGCGGTCCCATACGCTGCGCCGCAACCGATAAACCCCGGGTGGTCCGCCGGTGGGTTATACGGGCCGTACCAATTGACTCCCCCACATTGAACTTTGACCTGTTGCGTGGGGTTGGCGTTCGCGGCTTCCTGGAGCCCAGAGGTCGCGCTCTGTATCGTCCATGCGCCGGAGTGGTTATTCACCGTGGTGAAGATTACGGTTCCTGTGCTGTTACCAGCCACGCAGGTGCCTCCGGCGATTAAAACCGATTCGGCGGTCCCCGTGCCGCCGGAGACGTAGAGGTAGTGTCCGGTATCCGCGCCGTTCACTCCGCCGGGGCAGGGCGTGAGGGTCACTGTCGCGGCGATAGTCGCTGTCAACGTCCCTCCCGGAGCCTGCGCCGAGAAATTGTACGTCGCCGCATAGATCGTCTGGCTCGTTCCGGTGGCGATGGTATTGCAGCCATAACCCGAGCCGAGCGTCCAGATCAGAGCGTCATTGGGCGCGGAGCAGGACGGGATATTTACTGCGGTGGGCACGCCGGAGGACGTCAGGCTCGCGATTGTCTGATTAGCGGCGTTCATCGGATTGACCATGCCGCCGGTGCCGCCCACGATTCGTATGAGAGCCGGCGCAATGGAATAATAGATCGTTATATCTCCGGTCGTCGGGTTGACTGTCTGTTTCATCGGCTCATACTCAGCCGGATTCGAGGTGGAGTTGAGAGCCTGCGCCCAAGCATAAATGCCCTGGCCGTGATTGCTCGCCAGGATGGCGCCGCCGCTCGCGGGAATCGTCGCCGGGCATCCTGAAGCGCACAGCAGATAAGGCACGGCTCCGGCGCCGCCGGCTCCGGAGGTGCAGTTGGCGTTTCCGTTGGCCTGAATTCCGGTGGATAAGGGCGTCCCGCCGGAGCACTGGGTAGGAGTGGCGGATAGCGCCGTCGCGGTCGCCGCGTTTCCGGTGGTGTTCTGGTTGAGTGTCGGGAAGTTGGTCAGCAGCGCGGCGCTGACGGCCGGAAGCTGGGCAGAACCGGTTAGCTGCACGAGGTTGCCGGCGGCGGTTCCCACGGTGTAGGAAGTCAGCCACGCGGAACCGGAGGAGTTGGGGACCCCGGCTCCGGGATAGACCATACCACCACCGCCGCCGATCGCGGCGCAGCCGGTCGCGTTTCCATTCGCCAGAATTCCAGTAGGCGCGTATCCGGTTGAGCAGAGGCTTGGGGAAGAGGCCAGGGCCGAAGCGGTAGCGGCGTTTCCCAGATAGCCTCCGGCGGCCGGGATCTGACCCGATCCATTCAACTGAAGCAGGTTGTTCGCGGAAGTTCCCACGGTGTAAGGGAAGGTCGCATACCAATCCGCAGCCAGGCCGCAGCCGCTGGAATTGGCGCACTGATACTGCTTGGGGGTGGCCCCGGATGTCTGGCACAGGCTCAGATATGCTCCTGTGGTGTTTCCGGGGTTACCGGCGCACTGGACGACCGATCCTCCGCCGCCGCCGCTGGAGATCTGGACCCAGGTACCGGCGCCCCCGATAGTCGATCCTTCGCAGGACCACTGCGCGAGAGTCGATACGACGATCTGGAGTCCGAGCGTTTGACCGACCGTGCAGGAGCCGTTGGGCGCGGTGGTGACGTACAGGATCTGCGGCTGAACCGAGGGGAGGGAGCTGGTGATTCCGGGTCCTGCTTCCTGGACATCGTAGGTTCCATTGTCCACGTAGAAGAACCAGTACCCGTTGGTCGAGTTTTCGGGAGCCTGGCCCACGGTGAACGGGTTTGAGAGGGGGGTTCCGCTATTGTCCTGGTAGAGATTGGCTTTGGTTCCTCCCGATCCGGTGATGAAGACGGTTACGGTGCAGTTGGTGTAGGACGCCATCAGCGGCATCGCGGGATTGGAGGGAACCCCGGCGACGGTGATGGTCCGGCCGCCTTGCGTACAGAATCCCCAGACTCGTTCGCGCGCGAACATAACGCCGGGAGCGAGGCACGCGAACAGGAGGAACCGGGATAGAATTTTCATATAGTGTTAGCAGTGAATGACGATCCCGCCTACCGACTGAAAGAGCGGAGTGGGGGCGCCAGAACAATTGACTCCGATGCTCGTCCCAGACTGATAGTACCCTACGGCGGCGATATTTCCGTTGGAGATTATGTCCGCACCGATCACCAATCCGGTAGTTACGACGGTTCCGGTCATGGTCAAATTCACGATATTCAAAAGATTTCGTGAATTATCGACGATGGTGGTGCCGCCGACCCGGTAAGCTCCACCTCCGGTTATACCGGCCATGTTAATCGCGCCCGCGCCGGAAATATCTCCCTGTCCGTTAATCAAAACCTGACCGCTGTTCACGATCAATCCGTAATTCAACCCAGTAGCCGCCGAATCGAAGGCTCCGGCGATATCCACGGTAGATGGCAGGCTCAGGGTCACGGCCCCAGTTGGGGCGGATACGTTGATCTGATTGGCGGTTCCGGTTAAGGTGGTTACACCTCCACCGCCGCCGGACCCGCAGTCCGCTCCGGTGCCGCTGACGTTTCCGAAGAAATTGACGTGGAGACACTGGGTCGATCCGGTGATTCCGGATAGATTGAGCGCTCCGAAGACGCCGCTCGATCCACTGACGTTTCCGGAGGCCGCGAGGCTGGAGGCGATGATGGGTCCGGTGGTGACGCTCGCGAAAGTCCCGTTATGGCTGGTATCGACCAGCAGGTAGCCGCCCGCGCCGTGGAGAGTTCCAGAGAAAGTCACATCGCCATTCCCGTCAACCAGATAGTTTGAGTTATTGAGCGCGAACCCGATGGAAGACCCGGTGGCTGAGGACACGAACTCGGAAGTTCCGGTAACGGCGGGAAGACTCAGGGTAACCGCTCCCGAGGTGGTGCTGGCGGCGATCTGATTGGTGGTGCCGGAGACGGAGCCGATGCCGCCGGAGCAGGTGGGGCAGGTCAGGGTGACGGTGTTACTGGTGGTGGTAGCGACCAGGGGGGTCGTGGCGGCGATGGTGATGGAAGGTCCGGTCTGGCTGTTGAGGCTGGAGATCCCGGTGCCGGTGGCTCCGAGGTCGATATCGTTCCAGGTGGAAGTCATCGTGTTGTAGAGCCAGATATGGTTTCCGTCCGAGCCTCCGCGATAGGTGAACGCCGAATAACCCCCGCCGGGGGTGATGGAAGGGGCGGTATTGGTGGGGAGCATTCCGTACCAGACGGCGGTATCGACGTAGCCGGCGGCGATGATGGCTCCTCCGGAGGTGGTCTGGTTCACGATTCCGTTTCCGTTCACCTGGAAACCGTCGGAATTAAACACCAGGTTCGTCCCAGTGTTCCCGGCGCTGAACTCGTTGGTTTGAACGATAGCGGGGAGGCTGAGGATCACATTCCCGCTGGTCGGGCTGGCGACGATCTGATTGGCGGTTCCGGAGACGGAGTTTACGGAACCTCCGCCGCCACCGGAGCCGAGGCACTGCCAGGTGAGGGTCGGGGCGATTCCGTTGGGAGGGAGGGGACCCGATCCATAGAGCCCGTTGAAACAACCGAGGGCGTCGTCGTAGTAGAACATGCCCTGGATGAGCCCTTCGCCGCCGGAAAGCGGGTTGGTGACGGTGGCGATGGTTCCGGGAGCCGGGGGTCCGGCGGAGTGGCCTGTGATCATGTACCCGCCGCGATAGGCGCCGATCGGCAGAGGCCCGGTGGTGGTAGGGGTTCCGGCAGGGTAGAAGGAAAGGGCGGTGATGGAACCGGCCTGGACGCCGCCGGTGAACAGCTCGATGGTGGCGTAGCTCGATAGATCCGAGGAGAACCCGCCGCGCGCGAAGACGTAGGTATTGAGATTCAGTCCCGGACCGGAGGTGATCCCGACGACGGGGAGGGGAACTCCGCAGGAGCCGTTAGAGGGCATGAGGGGACTGGTGCCGCTCCAGACGACGATATCGTTTGGTCCGAAGGTCTGCCCGTTTACCGGGATGGGCTGCTGAACATCGTTTCCGTAGATATCCTTGCAGACGGTTCCCGAATCGTAGGGGTTGTAGGTGATGGGCTGGATATCGATGTATCCGCCGTTGGTTCCGGCTGCGGTTTGATTGAGCGTGTATCCCCGCAGGAAAGCGCCATCGGTCAAAGACGTGAAGCCGTTGTAGGAATTCGCGGTAGAGGTGAAACCGGTGACCGAAGTAAGAGGCGCGGTAGGGCTCCAGGTGAGACCGGCATTGGCCCCAAAGATTCCGTTGGCGTTGTAGACGATCTGGGTATTGGCTCCGGGAACGGAGCCAATCGGCGTCCAAGTGCCGCTCGCTCCAATACTTGCTCCCTGGCACGACCACTGCGCCAATGTCGAAACGACGATCTCAAAAGATCCGGGCGCGCCGACCGTACAGGAGCCGGAAGGGGCAGTCGCGACGTAAGCGATGAGGTTGGCGAGAGCCGGATCAAAAGCGCTGACCGCGCCCAGAGTGATGGGAGGAGACTGCGCGTTGCAAAAACCCCTGCAAAAAAGCAAAAGTAATGCAACGATAGGCAACGGAGAACGTCGGCTCATGAAGGCATTCTATACCGAACGGAGGGCGTATGTGTGAAATGAAAGCATGTCCGTTCCCGCCGGCGCGGGCGGGGCTGTGCCAGCAGCATTCGAGAATGAGGGCTGAACCGGATCTATTCCGGCTCGACGTATCGCGCGCGATCATTATTCACCGCGAGTCGATTGCGGACCACGAAAAATCGGCCAGCTCGATCCTGCGCGAACGAGCCCGCGGCGCCAGAAAAAAAATCGCATGAACAGTGGCGCTCTGAGGGCGCAAAACTACCTGTAACTCATTGGTAATATTAGATGAAGTGGTGGCGCTCTTGCTTGTATTCCAGCGGGCAGCAGCCACAAATATCCGACTACCTGAACATACCTGTCGCCAAGCCTCATGTAAAACGGAACTTCGGGGCTTTAGCCCTGGGCTTCATGACTCTAGCACCAGGGATACGCCGGACAGAACCAAAAAAATCCAGAAAAAAAGAAAACGTGGGCTCGGGCCTTAAGGACATCCCTCCCCCGCGCGCCCACCCTTGGACAATTCCACGCGCGCGTGACATAGACTATGCCTACGCCCCTGGACCCGCGGGCGGCGCGCCGGGAGCGTTCGCCCAGCCCCGCAGGCCCTCTACCATCGCCTGGCACGCTTTGACGCGCCCTGGCACGCGCAACGCGCAGCAATCGGCATTGGTAACGCAGGAGTTAACGACAATTGCGACATGCGGACAATCCCCCCGCGTTGCGGTACTACGCGATCCGTGTGAACTATTTCTGTAGATTGTGCTTGACAATCGCTGCGCAGCTGGCGTAAAGTCGTAATTGCGATGGATGAGCAACACACAACGCTGGCGGCAACAGCAAGCAGATCACGCTTATATAGAAAAGCTATGAAACACGCGAAACCAACAATCTATCAGGCACTGTGTACCAAACTCGGACGCCAACCTACAAACGCGGAATTAAAAGCGGAAGTAACGCGAATCAAGCAAGATGCTGTTATCGAACTGGCACAAGCAGGCAAACTTCCACACCAAAAACGGTAAAGGCCTTCGCAACCCCGTAAGTGGGCCGGAGCGTTGGTTTGCGGGTATTTTGAGAGGAGAGCAAGGGCACATGGAAAACAACAAAATGTACCTGACAGAAACAGAAGCGAAAGCCAAAGGACTCGGGACGGTCCAGGAGCAGATTGACCGCTACAACGCGGCCCTGCCAAAGACCACCTACGTGCTGCGGGGGCTGGACGCCAACGGCAAGACGGCCTTCTATACCGGCAAGGCTGGCGAGGGATGGGTATCGCCAAACCGTGACGCATCCTTCGGCTACGTCTCCCTGGAAGTGGCCCGCGGGAAGGCCAAGCTCTTTAATGGTCGCGTGTCGCTGACCGGACTCTGGTTTGTGGCCATCCCCTGGGAGGGCATGGGAACGTTTCCACAGCAAGCAGATCACGCTTAAGCAGCAGAATCTCCTCGTTTTCTCCACTGTTCTCCACTGTTCTCCTCACTTGTTGCCTTTGTTTTGGCGACACGGCCCTGAGTGGCGCGCGGACCGCTCATGGGTCGTTCCCCGAAGTTTGGTTTGCACTTCGGGTTTGTTCGCGTAAACCTTACCGTTGTAGAGTCAGAATGGAGGATGCAGCATGACTGAGTATCAATCAGAGGTCGTTGTCGGGAAGCTGAGGGAGGCGGAAAGCCTCCTTCTGGGACTGATCGAAGATAACCCCAAAGTGGACGCGCTGCATGATGCCAAGATTCATATCTGGAAGGCAATCGATAAGGTAGCGAAGGCCGAATAAGGCGAACCCAGATGCGAAGGTGCCAGCATGATAGACCCCACTGCTCAATTCGACGCCGATGAACGCCTTGAGGCTGAACAGGCGCGCAAAGATGGGCGGTGCATGCGCTGTGGTGGGATGACAATAAAACAGAATGTTTTGAATAACTGCCATCGCCACAATGATGACTGCATCGCGCATCTCCGACTGGCCTTAAGGCAATCTCAGGCGCTCTGCGAGGCTGCTGTCCGTGGCAAGACTTCTGCTGAACATCGGGTTGCGGAAATAGCCCTAAGACGCTCCCAGATCGAAGCCGAGATAGTAGCGCTAGATCCATTCGCAAAGGACTACGATACTGACCGCCAATCGAATGATACATGCCTTGCGGCGGGTGCCCATGACGCCCTTCGTTGGGCCTTAGGTTTAGCGGAACAATCCATCTCGGAGGTTCTAAAGTCTTCATGATGAGGGTTCCCAAAGAGTTAGCAAACAAAAACAAGCCGATTCGACCTGTCCTAACACGTGCGCTGGCTTATGCAGCAGCCCAAGACGCTGGCAGCCGATCAATGCACAAGGGCAAGCGCCCTATCTGGTCTGAAGATGATTACCAGGCAGCGTGTAACGAGTTCACCCGGCTGTGGGGCACAGCAGACCAGGACGCATGGGCAAAGGATCACGCATGAAGAGCGATCCCCCAGTGAGGGCTTTGGCCTACCTGCGCGTCAGCGGGCCGTCTCAATTGTCTGGCGACGGTTTCCCGAGACAAAGAGAGGCCATCGAAAACTACGCGGTGCACAACAACCTTAAGATCGTTTCGTGGCATGAAGAGCGCGCCGTCCCTGGCAAGACAGAATGGGAAGATCGGCCGGCCTGGGTCGAAATGGTGACAAAGCTGACGCCGCAAACTAAAACCATCGTCATTGAGCGCCTTGATCGCCTGGCCCGCGATCTCGGCGTGCAGGAGTGGATCATCCGCGAGCTGGAGCGCAGGCGCATCGGCATCGTTTCGACAAACGAGCCGGACCTGGATAGCAAAGATCCAACGCGGACGCTTTTCCGGCAGATTATGGGCAGCGTGTACCAGTTCGAAAAGTCCATGCTCGTCTGTAAGCTGCGCGCCGCGCGCGAGCGCATCCGCCGGCGCGGTGAAAAATGCGAGGGCCGCTACTGCTTTGGCTATGACCCGGAACGGCCCGGCGAGGCCGCGGTCTTGGAACTCATGCTCAAGTGGCACGCCGATGGCGCTACCTACAATGAGATCCAGCAAAAACTCAACCTCAACTGCGTCTCCACCCGCGATTCGAAAACGTGGTACGGCGCCACTGTGTCGCGATTGATTCGACGCGAACTCGCAAAAAGAGCTTGACGCGATGTTTTAGCATGTGCTAACATTGCGTACATGCTTAAAGAGAAATCGACCAGAGCGAGCGTCTTCATGCTCCCATCCCTGTACAAACGGGTTCGCTCCTGCGCGCATCGGGCCGAACTCAGCGTTTCGAAGTGGCTGCAACTGGCGATTGAGCGCGCGGTTCGGATCAATGAAAAAGGAAAATCCAGATGACCCTTCTGCTTAACGCCGCGCTGGCGCTCAAGGCCGCGGTGCTGTGGAACCCTGTGGCTTGGTGCTGCGCTGTTTACGTTATCTGGGCGCTGGTGCGTGGAGCTTTCGATAGGAGGAAATCATGACGGTTGATGCTGCTACTGCGCTGGGTATAGTGATCGCGATTGTGTTTTTCAGCCTGGGTTTCGCGCTGGGCCATTGCAATGGCCGGTTGACTGAAATCGATGAACGCGCCCAGCGCGAGCGCATCGCCGGAAAGGATTCGAAGGGTGGCACCTGGTGGGACGGCGACTGGGACCCCGGCTCCGGGATAGACCATACCACCACCGCCGCCGATCGCGGCGCAGCCCGGTGATGAAGACGGTTACGGTGTGGCGGGGTGGCGACTGGCGGGGTGGCGACTGGCGGGGTGGCGACTGGCAATGACACCGGCTCCCGACAACGGATCGCCTGAATGGTGTAAGGCCCACGGCCTGCCCTACAGCAGACGGATGGACTGTGCTCTGGACGCATGCCCGAACTGCAAAGGATCGGGGTACACGATGGAATCGGGGGATGTTTATCCCGAGCTGAAAACCAAGTTTGTCTCGTGCCTGCTGTGCGAGAGCTCCGGTCGCGTGGACCCCGGCTGTAAATGCTTTATGGAGCACGGCGAAGTGGACCCGTGCAACTGCGAAGTGCCGGGCCACTGCCCACCCGACGACGTGGCGCAGCCGGAACCTGAATATCACGAACTGGAACCTGCTGACGTATTGGAGATTTACAAGACCGCGACGGAGGATGAACCATGAAAATTTCAGAATGGCCAAACGCTCCGCAATGGCTGCGTGACGCGAGAACCGAAAATGCCGATGTGGAAATCTCGGAATCGGGATATGTGACCTGGCGGGGTGGCACCTGGCACGGTGGCTACTGGCACGGTGGCTACTGGCGGGGTGGCGACTGGCTGGGTGGCACCTGGTGGGGTGGCGACTGGCTGGGTGGCAACTGGCTGGGTGGCACCTGGCTGGGTGGCACCTGGCTGGTTGGCACCTGGCTGGGTGGCGACTGGCTGGGTGGCGACTGGTGGGGTGGCACCTGGCGGGGTGGCACCTGGCGGGGTGGCACCTGGCACGGTGGCGACTGGCTGGGTGGCGACTGGGGGGTTGGCACCTGGTGGGGTGGCACCTGGCGGGGTGGCACCTGGCACGGTGGCGACTGGTGGGGTGGCGACTGGCTGGGTGGCAAGGTCAATGAAATCGAAGGGGCAAAGGTCATTATCACCTTCGCGCACTGCGACGGCTGGCCTAAGACGCTTGTTGATGTCAACGGCGAGGCGTGGATACTCGCGGGATGCCGATGGTTCAACTTCGCCGATGCGCGAAAACACTGGGCCGGGCGCGAGGATCGCATCATGACTCGCGCGCTGCTGCACGGAGCCTATCACCTCGCGAAGCATATGGGGCTGAAATGCGAGTAATCCCAAAACAGCAATTGGATAGATGCGGGGAGGGATAGATGCAAAAACTTCTGAACGCGAGCGCGATGGCCTACTGCGCATTGATGGTATTCGCGCTGTGGGGCTGGTGGCGCTTCTTTCGCGGCTTGCGCAGAGCCACGGAGATGCAGGAAGCGGCATTTAGGGAAGCGGAGCGCTTTATGGGAGGAAATATGTCGGAAAAACGAAGCAACCTCGTTGAAATCGCCAGATCTTTCAGCTACAAGCTGAACATGGATCTGATCGGTGGCGCGAAGTTTGAGAGCAGAGACTTTTTTGCTTCTGCGAAAGCGGAATGCTATGAGCATGATATGGCGGAAACGTCGGCCAAGCTCTACACATTCTGCAAGTCGCAGGTGCTCACCGCGGTAAACGCATACATCCAGGAATCGATCGGCGAGCAGCCGAAAAGGAGGACATCATGATTGTTCGGGAGCCAGAACAGAAATATGGACCGCCGGCGCCAGTTGGCGTCCACGCCGCGGTCTGCGTCGATGAGATCGATCTTGGACTTGTGCCCAACAAATTCGATCCTACCCAGGACCCGGCGCCCACCGTGCGCCTGGTCTGGCAGATCGCAGAGGACCAACCCAACGGCGAGCCATACGAAGTACACCGGGACTATAGGGCGTCCCTGCATGAAAAGGCGGCTTTGCGCAAGGATCTCGAGAGTTGGCGTGGGCGGCCATTCAATTTCGATGAATTGGTGGGCTTCGATCTCGAGAACGTGGTTGGGGTGCATTGCATGATCAATATGGTCGAAAAGATGAGCCAGAAGGGCAAGAAGTACACGACCATTGCCGCGATTATGCCGTTGGCAAAGGGGATGATCAAACTTGCGCCAAGGGATTATGTTCGGCACAAAAACCGGGAAGTGGCGGAAGCCATAATCAGTCCTCCGCCGCCGAATTTTGACGACTTGGCATCCAGCGACGATGATGTTCCGTTTTAGGGCAAATCCATGAAAAACAAACAATTGGAACTCGATCCTGAACTGGAAGCGGTGGGGCAGATCGCGCTGGTGCTGCGACCGTTCGACAAAGACGCACGCGAACGAATCGTCAGAACGCTGAATGTGTGGATGAAGAGCGCTCCGGAGCCGGTGAAGCGCGGGCGCAAGCCGAAGGAGGCTGCAAGTGACAATTGAAGAAATCTACCAAATCCCAGCCGATATTTTAGGCTGGCGCCAATGTCCTTCCGGCGCCTGGGTGAGTATCGGCCAGGGGGTGAAGATCGGCCGGGAGGTGACGTTCGGCCACTGGATGAGGTTTGGCGACTACGTGGAGGTCGGCGACTACGTGGAGTTCGGCCGCGGGGTTATGCTCGGCGAAGCCACGGAGGTAGGCGACGGGGCGATATTCTGCGACTGGGTGATAGTCGGCGCTGGGACGAAGGTCGGCGCCGGGGGCTGGCTCGGCCCCAGCGTGACGCTCGGCAACAACGTGACGCTCGGCAAGAACGTTAAGCTCGGCGCCGGGGTGAGGCTCCACGACATGGTGAGGGTCGGCGACGACATGACTTGGATGGAATCTCCGCTTCAAATCCAAGGGTCCAAGCATCTGGTGTATGTGTGCGATCGCTCTCTCATAGGAATCGGTTGTATCTGCCAAACCGCCGAATGGTGGAATGAGCACTATGCCGACGTAGGACGTAGAAAACACTACTCGGAGGGGCAAGTGAAGGAATACCGCAAGTGGCTGGATATTGCCATAGAATGGCAGGCTGCGCTGCCTAAGGAGGCTCCAAGTGGAGAATGAGCTAATTTCCAAAACTCATTTGTTTCGTGGCGCTCCCAGTGTTCGGGCGTGGTCGAAATATCAGGAGACAGACAAGCTGTGGACGCTGTGCGGCATACGAACTCCTCTGGACGTAGCACTAAAAGGCGATTTAGAGGGCTACAACGCCTCGGAGGACCTGGAGGATGTAAGTTGTTCCTTTTGCCTCCAACTCTCGAATTCTCCCGTGCGGCGGTGCAGCAATGGGTAATCTAAGCTTGTTCCAGATCGAAGGGGAACTTCAGGAGCTTCTCACACTGCGCGCCGATGCAGAAGCGGAAGGTGAGATGCCCGAAGTACTAGCCGGCATCGATGCGAGGATTCAGGAGTACTTTTCGAGAGAGGTCCGCAAGGTAAACTCCATTTGCGCGATCCTGCGCGCCTTTGAGAATGCCGCGGCCGAGACCCGGGTCGAAGCAGAGCGCCTTTTTAGCCGGGCAAAGGCGTTCGAGGCCCAGGAAGCCCGGCTGAAGGACGCCACGCTCGCCGCAATGAAGGCGCACGGGGTTACGAAACTGGAAACGCCGGAAAACACCCTGCGGATTCAGAGGAACGGTGGGATTGAGAAGCTGGAGGTTCCGATTCCCACAAATTTGCCGACATCATATCAGACCATCACGCTTGAGATGCCGCGGGAGGCTTGGAATTGGCTTTTGTGGCGAGGTTTGTGGCGCGGGCAGGAACTTGCAGTAGTAAAATCGGAGGGATACGACAACAAGCGCATCCGGGAAGCGCTGAAGCAGCAGGTTCCGGTGCCAGGCGCGAAATTGCTTCCCCGCGGCGAAAGGCTCGTGGTAGAATAAACCTGTCCGGAAACTGTTTCTTAGGGCGGCCCAAACTCCAAGCTGGGTCGCCCGCCTTCTTGGAGGGGGTGATAAATGATACTTTCTGCGCGCGCCGCGCGAATCTACGAACTTTTCAAGATGTGGACACGCCAGGGGCGACAAGCGTGATAAATTCAATTCGCGTTTCCAGGCCGGCTTGGGCACTCTGGAAATATCTCCAAGCTATTGAAAAACTGCATGGATGGCTCGTGATCGGCGTCCGGCGGGTAATGCAGCGGTATAAGCGAGCAAAGCGTACTGTTTTGTTATGGTTGGCTGAATTAAAGGCGGCGGGTATGCTTGCTTCGGTCCGCCGGGGCCGGAGGTGCTGTTCCTACCGCACTTTTGAACCGAAAGTTGCACCTCAGACTTGCACCTCAGGAGCAGTCTCTTCCTTATTGAATGAGCTTTCAGATAGAACCACTACGTTTGATAGAACAGAAGTATCTTCTACTGTTCAAGGCAGAGGAACTCCCCGGAAGGGGCCATACTCAGAGGGGGTTATGCCCATGGAAGCGCAGCGCACACCAGAACCCGACCAATTCTCGGAATATTTCGGAATATTTGTGGCCTCAGGGAAGGCTCTGAATCGGGGCGATATGGAGAGGGCCTGTCGGGAATGGGTGTCTCTCGGCGAGCAAGACCGCCTCGGCGCGATCGAGGACGCCCGAAAAACCTGCATGTCCGCCTCCGGCCCGGCGTTCGTTCCATTCCCGTCGAATCATCTTCGAGCGAAGGGCTGGACGCGCGTAGCGCTGCCCAGGACGTTGCCGGCGATCACAGCAAAAGAAACCGCGCGCGCAGATAAAGCTCTGGATCTGATCGAGGACCTGAAGCGGTTGCAGGCAGCGAGACGTGCCGCAGGACATGCGAGAGGCGCTACTGAGGCAGTGGAAAGGGAGCAATGAAGAAAAGTAAATCAGTTGTCGCACAATCGCCTGGCGGAGCGATGGACATGGCCGCATATCTTCCACCGTGCACGAATTGCCATTGCCGCGCGGCTGCGCACGCTAGGGAGATCGCCCCGCCGGCAGAATTCGAAGGCGGAAGCGTTTCGGAAACCGTGGAGCTTGGAGCGTGCCAGGAGTGCACTTGTCCTAACTATCGAATTGCGGGCTCAGATCCGCGCATGTGCGCTCCGCTGAAAGGAACCATCCAATGAGCGACGAATTCCGCACGGTGATCACCCCAGAGGAAGCGATGGGCGCGGTTGGTCTCCTGTCGAGCCTAAAATATTTCCCTGCCCAGGGTCCGGCGTGGGTTGGTATCGCGGACGTCCTGACGCGGCTTGTGAGCACAACTGAAAGGCTCGATTGGCTGGTGCGGGAGCTACT